GGCGCTGCCGCCCTCGACCACCGCTCCGAGTAGAGCGGCCAAGCCGACGGCTAGCATCCCTGTGAGAGTAAGCATCTCTCCTCCTCTGAAGTCTCGCCCCCTAGAGAGCGGTATTTCGCCCGAAATCTCGTGCTACGTAGCGAAGCTACTTCGCAGAGTAGTAATGGTCGGAGCCGCCACGACTTTGCCCGAAAACAGAGAAAGCCCTGATCCTCCCTTACGTAAGGATCAGGGCTTTCTAGCCTCCGCTTTCGTCCCGATGGCCATCGGGACTATTCGGGCAAATATGAAATTCTGCTACTGGCCGCTAGGTGCTGGCCTCTTCCCACGCCTCCCGCCGCACGATCTGCCCCGCTGCGTCCAGCAGGCGGAACTCATCCGGCGTCAAATCGGGTATCATTTCCGCAGTCGGATAAGGCAGCCGAGTCATAGATGCCCCTTCGGGGTAATACCAGACGCGCCTGGCCCAGTAGCACAAACAGCCCCTGCCGATCCGCTCGCCTTCCTGTGCGCCCATTCTAACGCCCACCTCCTGCGTTCCCGGCGGCTTATCCTCCGACCGGTCCGCTTCTCCAGAATGCTGCAGTACTGGTCGTGCATCGCCTCGAGTACTCGGTCGTAGTCGCTGAACCATGGCGAAGGCCTTGAGGATCGCCAGAACAATCCAAACCATCGGGCTTGCGCCCTGTACCTCCACGAGAATCTTCCTCCCGACCGCCGTTCCTCGATCACGATCCGGCTCCGAATCAATGCTTTCTCCCCCGGTCCTTGTTCTTCTGCCAGAGACTGTGCGCGATTGCCGCGGCTTGGTCGGCTTTCATGCCCGGATGCTCGCGCATGATAACCCGGATCGCGCGACTCACGTAGTGCTTTTCACTCTCGCCTTTGTTCACATTGGGCATGTTCGTCCTATCATCAGCCCGCCGCCATCTGCATCGGCTCGGGTGCTGGTGCCGGCGGGTTCGCCGCGAGTTCCAGCGCCGCCCGCGCCTGCATCATCAGGAGCTCCCGGCTCATCGCCGACAGACCGGATACGAATCCCCGCAGGTCCTCCAGCGATCCGTAGACCTGCGCGAGCTCGTCCTCCATCTCCGTCAGCCCCATGTACCTCAAAAGCATCCGCCCTCTGAGTTGGTGTTCCGGTCCTTCCCATGGCGGTAACCATCCCATCTCTCCCGCCTGCATGATCGCCTGCCGCTTCATCGCCGGCGACAGCCTGGGCACAGGGATCGCTATCACGTCCCTCGTGTCGAGGAGGTCCGCTCCCGTGAAGTATGGCACCGCGTTCGCGGATGACTTGCCGAACAACTCCATCATCCGCTCGTTCTTGACATACTCCGCCGTCAAGGCCAGTTTCTGCCGGTTTATCTCGCATAGATGATCCGCATAATCCTCCATGTGCCAGCCAAGCATTCCCAAGTCCCGCTCGATCGCCAGTTGGAGCTCTCCAACCCGCGCCTGCTTCTCCAGCGTCTGCCCCAGCGTCGGCCTGCTCTGGCCCGCCTTCGCATCCTGGTCGGCCAGCAACCAGTCGTACAACATCGCCGCGTTGCTCCAAACCTGATCGTACCTCAGAATTTCGAACTTCTGAGTGCCCGGCGGGAGCATGATTTGCTTTCGCCCGCTCTTCGGATCGATCACGATCTCTGTTATCTTCTGGCTGCCCACAGTCAGAACGTCTCCTCGAATTTGCCTGGTTGCAACTTCCTGTAGCTGGCTGAGCATGAGGTTAAGTTGCTTCTGGTCTGAGATCAACCACTCGACCAGGCCCATCCCGTATAGCCGGCTTCCTAACTCGAACCACTGGAATCTACTCCACGGCCATTGCCCCGCCTGCAGTTTGCGGCCGTTTAAGAGCTCCTTCTTCGTCCAGTCCCAGGAGTAGCCTTCCGGATACCGCTCGCTCGGAGGTACGTACATACACTTCAGAATCGCGTGATCTTTGAGTCCCTCTCTAGAGGCTTCCCGGCTTCCGGGCACGTTTAGCACCAGCCGGTCCAGCCACCTCATGACGTCGCTGACATCCTCCGGCTCGATTTGCTTCCCGTACATCGCCCGAATTTCATCCACATGCCGGCAGTCGTAGTAGATCAGCCACCGCGGAGGCCATACGTTAGCACTGTATGGATCGATCGCGTAGTTGAATAGGCTCACCCAGTCGGTCTGTACATCCCCCTCGTTGCGTCCCGGCCGCCCGGCTTTCGTGTTCCACCAGTCGAGCCGCAGGGCCTCGCCGGTGCAGAGCGTGAAGTTTAGTTCGATCTTCCGCTTTCTGCGCTCGTTGTCCGCGCGATCGCGCCACTTTAATATCCGCGTGCCTATCCCTGATGCTTCGGTGTCCGGTAGATCCTGCGTGTGAGGCACTCCCTCGAAGTCCGGCAGGTTACTCCCGAACGCTGCGGATATGGAGCGTAGATAGATCGGAATCCGGTTGTTGACCCTGCTCACTGTCTCGCATTGCGGCTGCTCCAATGCTCGCCTTACAAAGTGGTTCGTCTCCGAAGCGTCGATGTCGAGGGTCTGCTGCCCGCCGGCGTATAACAGCGCGAGCCGCGCCATCCGCTCGAACGGCCGCTTTGCCGCCAGTGCGAACTCGAATGACGGCTCGCCGAACTCCTCGACGAACTTCCCCTCGTCTACCTTGCTCGTTTCCGGATTAAATTGTTTCCGTCCCGTCTCCATCGCGGCCTCTTGTTCCTGCTCTCAACTCTCAACACTCAACACTCAACTCTACCGACGTCCCACAAACTCCTGATATCCTGCCTCGGCCTTCGAGGTAAGCTGTGCTATGACCTCATGCTCGCCCCGGGCCAGGTCTATGTCTTCTTCCGGCTCCTGATCTTCCCCCTGACCGCTCCCTACTGGCTGCTGAATCCTGACTACTGGCTGTTCCGTGCTGACCACGTACTCGTCAAAATTCCTCGCCATCACCCGGTTCAGCAGATCACGCCTCTCCCCGGCCCAGCGCCGCCCCTCGACGATGCGCTGAACCTTCTCCCACACGAGAAGCGCCACCAAGACTGCGATAATGATGATTCCTTCCTTCATAGACAACACACCGTCTTGACGACTTTCCATGCGATCAACCGAACGGGCCACCAATATCCCCGGTCCGAACCCTCCCGCCCGAGGATCCGGGTCCGCCATCTTCGCCGTCGGTCAATCATTTGATCGTCAACCATGCCTCATCCGCCCGCTCAACACTCCACACTCAACTCTCGACATCCTTACATCACATAAACCTCTGGCCCTCGAACCTCTTCCCTCTCCTGCCTCTCCAGCTCCTCGATCTCTTCCTCGAGTGCGCGGTCCGGTCTCGACCGTTCTTTTCGAGGTGGCTGCGGTGTCGCCGGCGCGGAAGTCAGTACGTGCCCGACCGCATCGAACGCGTGGTCTTCAAGCGTTGTGTTCACCACTTCGGAATTGTTGGGATCCGATTTCAGAAGCCCGATCGTTCGAATCAGGTTCGGGCAGCAGTCCATCACCTGCAGGCCGGGACGTCCGTCCTCCCAGCCCTCATCCGGGCCCCAGTCGGCCAGATGACTGCGCATGTTGTCCGCCCGGTTCAGCGGATCACGCCCCGCCGATACCACGTTTAATCCCATGTCCCACCAGGTCTGGACGATCGGCTCGTCGTAGCTCCCGTCACTCCGAAGCCGCCTCGCGAAAACGTCGAATCCGGCGCATACCGTCGCCTGATCCAACTTCAAGCCAATGGCCTTGCCCGGGCCGTCCGTCCAGCCCGTCTGCTGCATCATCCGGATTATCGCATCGCCCTGCTCCCTGGTCTTCACCCTGCTTGCGTAGACCTCTCGGCATACGATTTTGCGTCCACCCGAAAGCACCGCGATCAGATAGTGAGCACAGGGATCTTTGAACCCCCAGTCGCTCCCGATGTAGTAATTGCAGCCCCGCGGAACAGCATCGGCTGGGATCACATGCCACGGTCGCCCATCCTCCAGGTTCGGCTTCCACTCGTCGAAGAATGTATCCGTCAGTACGTTCCAGTCCCGGTAAAGCAGCCTCTGCCGCTCCACCTTCGGAAGAGTCAGAAGATTCGCCAGGTAGCCCGGGTTCGTTCGTTTGAGAATGACGTTATCGGCGAGCTCCGCTTCGACGAAAGCGACTGACTTGATCGCATACTCCGCATCCTCATCGGAGAGATGATGCGCCTCTTTAGCGAATGCCACCGCGTCTTCACGCCGGCGGAAATAGTGATATTGGGCGTCCTGCCCCTCGGACTCCTCGATCCGCACCAGCCAGCGAACCTCTCCATTCCGATTCGCCTTGTCCGGATAGGTGTCGTCTACCCAGGGAGCGAGCATCTTCTTCACCCACGATCCGCCGTCCGGGTTCGTGGTCGCTCTGGTTCGCACGTGAACCCCCGAAACGCTCCGCCCTCGGCTCTGGAGATACCAAAACTGCGCCTCCGAAAAATGGGTCAACTCATCCCACCCCTGCCAGGCGTTCTGAGCGCCCTGGTGAGAATATTTGTCGTCTTCCATGTTCAGGTGAGTCATCGCTAAGCTCGCCCCACCCGGAAATACCCATCTATGCGTGGGTGAGGCTGTCGCTTTTCCCGTTAAGTGAGGGTATATCTTGTGGCTCTCGTCCCAGAGGCCGCCGGCGAGGGTGAGCTCCACGCTTTTGCGCCGGAACAACGTTCCTCTGAAATCCGGGTCCTCAAAGTCTCGGACGGGATCCAGGAGCAGCGCCCACGTCTTCCCACTGCCTGCCGCTCCGCCGTAAACAATAATGTCAACCGAGGCAAGACCCAGAAAGACCGTCTGAGGCCCTTCCTGCGGCATGATCGCCATCCATTTATAGCCACATGCGGGGCAGGTATTCTCGCCCGGCTCTATTCCGCACGGAATCCCACACTTCGGACACGGCTGATACCTAGCCGTCGTTCTCACCCTCCGCATCCTGCTCCGGCCTGCTTACCGCCGGCAAGTAAATTATAGCGGTCGAACCCGCGGGAAGGGGCTTCCCACCGGTCGTCACATCCACCTTATCGCCCAGGAAATTCAGTATCTTCGCAGCGAGCTCTATCGCCCGCTGCGGATCGTGCAGCTTGATGTTTACGGAGCTTTCCCGCACTGTGCCCTTTACGCCGGACCGTTCCGTCGAGTTGACAGTCAACTCCTTGATCGCCGCCGACACTTCGGGAGATAATTCAGTCAGGTCCTTCAACTCGATGCCGTCCGGCCCGCCCTGCTCGATCAGGTCAACCACATTCGCGTGGATTATGCTCCGCAGCTTCAGCAGGAGCGCTTCCCTCGACAATCGGCCGTCCTCCAACAGCGCCGCCAGCTCTTTCGCAACCGCCGCCTGGATCCTCGGGCGCTTCAGCAGCCTCGACGCCGCAACGTGCGAGTGGGCGTACCCCGCCGTCCTCGCCGCCGCCGTGCCGTTCATCCCGTTCGCGCAGTACTCCAGCACGAATATCTTCTCGCGGGGATTCAGCGGTTCTGTCTCCGGCAAGTCGAGGTCCAGCCCGAGCTGCTCGTCCGTCATGGACAAGAGCTCGAGGTCCGGGAACAGCTTGATCTGCTCCTCCGTCCACCCCGCTTGCCCTACGGCTTGTCCGACGTAGCTTTTAGCGGAGTCGGAAGCCTCAGACGAAGCGGGGTCCACCGTCGCGGACTGGTCGCTGGCCGTTTCTCCCTCGCCCGCTTGCGGGAGAGGGCAGGGTGAGGGCGAATCCGCAGTCGCCTGCTCCCCGCTATTCAGTTCTCTTGCCTCATCCTCGCCGCTCATCAGCCCAGCCTCAATACCTTCCCGGTATTTCCGTTCACCACATAGCCATACCGGTCCACGAATGCCGCCAGGTCGCGCTCCAAGCGGACGTCGTCCATGCAGTAGTCAACCAGGCGAGCCCAGTTCCCCGCCTGATACCATTCGGGCGCAGAGGCGCCATGGCCGCTCTTGCCGACCCCCAGAGTCCCACGAGCGACTGCATCCAGACCCCAGCCCTTGTGCAAATCCGAGAATTGCTCCTCGTCCAGGCCCAGAGTCTGCCATATCCGCTGGAGTAGGTCGTTCGTAAGCGTGCGAAGGCTCTCCACCCTCTGCCGGCACGGCAGCCCCCAGATCACCGGGAAGTCGAACCTCCAGATGTTGAACCCGGTAATTTGGTCCGCCCGGAGTAGCCGCTCCTGGAGCGCCGGCACGTCGTCCGGCCCGTAGATTCGGAACCGATCGGTGGAGTACTCGTAGACAACGCCGCAGGAGACGCCCATCAGATGGGTGTCATCCCACCCGTTCGGCAGCTCCTCAAGCGTCTTCTGGATTTCCACGTCGAGGACAATATGATCTATCACGCCGGCATCCCTCACCCTTAAAACTAGCCCGAAACGGAGAAAAGCCCCGATCCCCCTTGCGCAAGGATCAGGGCTTTGTGAAATCTCCGCTTTCGGCACCTGGCCGGATGCCTATTCGGGCAAATTATTCAGTTGTCTTACCCTTACTCTTCTCCTCCCACTACCGACTACCGACTATCCACTACCGACTGTCTGTAATTCCGGGGACGGCCACCACACCGACCGTCCCCTCTGACGGATAGGAGGTGAAAGTGAAGCACAATACAGTGCTTCGTCACGATACCAGTTTACGCTTTTCCACCACCTTGTCAATAAAGGCGCCTTTACATTTTCGCCCCGGGAGCAGATTTTTTTCGCCGATCAGTGCCTCCAGCGACATCTTTAGCACGTGCGCCACTCTTTGCAGAGTACTGAGTCGAGGGTCGTCGACCTCGTCGTTCTCCAGGTGCGACCAGGTCACCCTGGAGAGATCGGCCTCTCCCGCCGCATCCTCCTGCTTCATCTTCAACTTGATCCGCGCCTTCCTGATCCGATCGCCCATCGTCTCCGCCATCCCCGCGCCTCCCTCACTCCTGGCTGGTCCGATGCTTCTGTTCCCAACGCCTAAGAGCATAGCCCGATGGCCGTCGCGAGACATTCTCGGCACTGCGCAAAAGCCAGTAGGCGTGTTTGGCCTTTGCACAGCAGGCGTCACAGAGGAAGACGAAAGTAAGTCCTATAAGCCGCCTGTTCCCATCTTCGCCACACCTGCAACATGACCCCGGTTTGCCTGTCCCGGTTGCACTCATCCCGCTGCTTCCTTCCCCGATCCTCTTCGCGCCTTGGCGGTTCCTCCGACTGGCCCAAAGCACTTCCTGCACAGCCGCGCTCCCCGCGGTTTATGCCGCCGCAAACTACCCTTCGGCACGTGCAAGAGCCACCCGTTGCACACCGTCTCAACCGCCACCATCTGACCGTATGCGCCCCACGGCCGGGCCACCAGAACCCGATGGACTATCCCCGCCTCAGACACCACATACGGCCACTCAAGTCGGCTCAATTCCCTCACCCCATTACCAATTATCCGATCTGTGTCCATCCGCGTTCATCGGCGGTTGCCTCCGGTCACTCCCCTCCCAGCGCCAGCTTCTCCACCGCCTGCGCCAGGTCGTCCTGCGTCGGCTCGATGTACCGCGTCAGTGTCCGGATATCCCGATGCCCCGAAATCCTCGCCACCGTCGCCAGGTCGGCGCCGCACTCCCGCACAAGCCGCGTCAATACCGTGTGTCGGAGCTGATGCACTCGCAGATTCGGGATCCCGGCGAACTTGCCGTACTTCCGCACGACCCGCCACACTCCGACGGCCGTCAGCCGCCCTCGCTGCCCCGTAAACAGCCACTCCGACTGGCCGCTGGCTGCTATCCATGCCGCCAATGCCTTCCGCACGTCCACGTTCAGCGGGATTTCCCGGCTCGTCCGGCCCTTGCCGCTCCGAACCTTGACCGCGCCCCTCCGCTCCGAAATCTCCACATCCCCGACCCGGAGCTGCACCAGCTCGCCGACCCGGATCGCCGTCCCGCACAGGACCTCCAGGATCGCGATATCCCGGACTACGCCGTGGACGTGGACCTCCCGCATCAGCCGCCGCAGTTCCGGCGTGGACAGCGCCTGCACGCCCGGATCAACAATCGCAACCCCCTTCACGGCGGCAGCCGGATTGTTTCCGCCCAGCCAATCGAAGAATTTTCTGATCGAGGTTAGCCGCCTGTTGATCGTCTCAGCCGCAGCGGGCTTCTGCTGCATCCACGCCCGATATTCCGAGACCTCCCGCTGAACGATCCGCGCCGGATCGAACTGCTCGCCGTAGGCATCCGTGTACCACCGAGCGAACAACTCCACATCGTTGATATAACCCCGGACCGTCGCCGGACTCAGATCCTGCCTCTCCAATTCCGCGCGAAATCCACTCAAAACATCCTCCATTGCCTTGCTCCTCCTGCGCTCGCAATATTACATTGCGAGTTTTCGCCCGATCGCGCCCGACACCTTAGTATCAAGCGCCATCCCTATCATACCACAATCCCCGCAATCACGCAATACACACCGTGTTATATATCCTGTTATTTCCTCGTCCGCCGCCACGCTAATCGCCGGGAATTGTCTCGGAGGGGTGGGGGACACGCCGCCGCGACCCTGCCCTCGATCCACCGATCCAGTTCCTCCCCCGTCATGCAGAATCCATCGTCCGCGGGGAGGAGCACGTGCACGGCGAACGACGTCGCCAGCCATGCCGGCGCCCTCCGCCCCATCTGAAGCTCAAGCACCCTCTTGGCAGCTATAAAATACTCACCTGGCCCGAACTCGACATCCTCGACGCCGAACAATCCCGCCGGATCCTCCAGCCGGATCACTCGCTCCCCGCTCTCAACCCCGCAAACGACAAACTTCAGCACCAGATCACCCTCAGGCCTTAACATTCCTAACACTCTGGCCGTGTGAATGTTGTGCATGTTGTGAATGTTTCCGCCCCGGCTATATACGTATTACCAAATTCGCGTGTGTGCGTATTGCACGCGCCGCGCGCGCATTGCGTATAGTAACAGTGCAGGACATTCACAAATATACACAACATTCACACCCCGACTCCTGTCTACTCCTTTGAGATTAAAAGCAGCGAAAACAGCCGGCTCTCAGCCCTCCAATGCCCTCCCAGCAATACCCAAACATTGCAACCTGCCCCTCACCGCACCGACAGCCAATGGACAGCCCCTCAAGAACGTCCGAGCCTCGCTCCGCACATAAACCTCGACCCCCACAATGCTCTCGCCTGGCCTAATCGCAATCGGCAGGGGGCGGCCCTCTAGTTGCCCCCGGATCAAATCAACCAATCCCTCGACCGTCAACCCCTCGCCCTCCGCCCCGTCCGAATCGTTCAACTCCCTGGCCAACTGCGCGCTGTGCGTCCGCAGCAGCTCCCGGATCTCCGGCGTCAGAGCGCCCACAGCCGCATGCACCCGCAGCGATCCCCCCTGTAATTCCAACCTAATTCCCTGAGCCTTCAACCGCTCAATCAGAGCCTGCATCTGACTCCTCCCCGATCGGAATGTCGAGCACCTCCTGATCCTCATCCGAAGGCGCCCCTAACACGTCCTCACCCTCAACCTGCTCCCTCTCCGACGCATCCTTCGTGGACTGGAGCGCCCATTGTTTCGCCCGCTGCCGCTCGCCCGCCTGGACGATCCGGAAATCCCCGATCACACGATCCCGCTGTCTCCCGACCATCTTCCCGAATATGATCCGCTGCGACCTCTCCGAGCCCTTGCCGAAGCTCCACAGCTCGCTCTCGACCGCCGTGTCGAAGAGCTCCGACACGCCGACCGGCCGATCGCGGTGTCTCTCGTACCAAATCTCGACGAACGCCCGCCACAGGCCGCCCTCTATATCCGCGATCTCATAAAACTCCGTCAGATTGTCCAGGAATCCGGGTATTCCTGCCGTCTCGCATATCCCCCCGAGAACCCGACTCCAATGCTCATAACTGCCCAAGGGCCTGCCCTGATACTCCGCCATCCCCCTGTCCACCCAGGCCTTACAGATCAGCAGCGCCGCCCATACCAGAGTCGCCCGGTTGTCGAGCGTGTACGACCTCAGGTCCCGGTGTTTAAATCCCTCACGCAGCCAGGGACGATCAACTTGGGGGTCAATCCTGATGCGGATCGTTTTCCTGGCGATCTCCGTGGACATGGTAGGGTTGTTCGCCGTCGCCACCCAGACGCAGCGGATCGGCACGTCCAGACTCTCGATCTTCCCTAGAATTCGCTCCTCCCAGACTATCCCTGCCAGCGCCGAGCTGAGGGCAGCGGAATCCAGACTCTTAGTGACGTTGTCAATCATGACGACGGGCTGCGCTTTCTGGAAGACCGCCGTCAGCCTCTTGCGCCACTCGTCCTCATCCGTTGTCTGGGTCACAGTGCCGATGTGCCGGCCGACCGATGGCATCATCAACACGTCCATCAGCAAGGTCTTGCCCGATCCTGGCTCAGGCGCCTCGATCAGGTGGAGCGGCGTCGGCCCGGGGATCATATCGCGGACGAACGGCAGCAGCCAGAGGCAGAACGCATGAGCCCGGTCCGCCACATCCTTGAACGGGAACTCGCAGACGATATCTCCGAATACATCCACCGCGGCCTGAATGTGGCCGTCGGTGATCTCCTGCGGAATCTCCAGGATCTCGACCCCGACCGCGGGCTGGTAGAATGTCCTCGATGCTGCGTGATAGCCCGGATCGGTCTGCAGCGTCCCGTCCGGCGCAAACACCGGCACCTCGGTGATCCTCGTCAGCACAGGGAGAGGGATATCCGGGATCGCCAGCGCATCACGGACTTGCTTGTCGCTTGGTGAACTTTTAAGCATGTAACCAAACCCTCCTTTTGATGTCTTTTCTATCCGCCAATTTGACACTCGCACGAGCGTGTGCCTCATCAGGTCCAGATTGAGCCGAACGGGCACGAGCGCCCCGTTGTCGTCCGGTTCGAGCCGCAGGCAGGAACGTCCCTGCCTGAAATATTGGGGCGGTTGGTTCGCCAGGCGAATCGCATCCCAACTTTCTGCCGTGGTCACGACCAAGTCACCGCAGTCGGCCATTATCACGGGCAGCCCGTTGTCCACATCCTCTGGCAGCGCCAGCGGAAGTCCCTGCCCGCGTCCGTCTTTCTCCTTACTGCTGTCGCGCAGATACTGACTCAGGCCGTCTCTCACATCCCCTCTGATCAGATCGTACCTTTTGGCCAGCTCGTTGACGAACGGCCCGCGAACCCCCCGATCCACACAAGCAATCAGCTCATACCCCTGCCGGAGAATGCGCTGCTGCTCCTCGATTCCCGCCTTCGCCGGCTGCCGGCGGATCCAGTAGCTGATATACGGCAGTGCCTGCGCCATCAGGCTCCGGAAGGACTCGGCGCCGTTCTCTTGGACGTAGGAAGCAGGGTCGTGCGGCTCTGGGAGCTCCAGGACCTCGACGGCATGCCCTGCCTCAAACAGCAGCCGCCCGATCTTGTCGCTCGCCGCCTGGCCGGCCTGGTTGGCGTCGGCGTCGTATGCCAGCACGAACCTCGTGTCCTTGCCGAGCCAGCGCAGCCAGTCGCGGGAGAAGCTTGCGGAGATTGTCGAGCAGGCGGGGATGCCGGCCTGCTCCAGGAGGATGCGGTCAATAGCGCCCTCGACCAGCACGCACTGCCGCCCGCGGAGCCTGTGCATTCCCATCGGCACGATCGGCGTGTATCCCGCGTTGGCCAGGCTGATGTACTTCGGCTTTGCCTCTCGCAGCGTCCGTCCGCACATCTGCAGGACCTTGCCGTGGTGAACAACCGGGAATATGAGCCGACCCATCTGCAGCTCGTATTCCTGACCGTCCACCCGCTTGATCAGCCCCGCCACCACCGCCTTCTTGCGGAGTTGGGCGTCCTTGATCGCGATCCCGTAGCCGATCTGATATTCTCTGATCGAATCCTCCGTGATCCCGCGGTCCGCGAGGTATGCCAGGGCCTCCGGCTTCTTCCATAGCAGCTCGTGCGACCGCGCCACGTATTCCGCGAGGAATGCCCGGACCGCCTGCTCCCGCGCCGCCGCCTGCTGATCCTTCTTCGTGAACTCCGGTATCGCGATCCCGTACCGCCCGGCCAGCCGGATCGCCGCCTCCCAGAACTCCACGCCCTCTGCCTGCATCACAAAATCGAAGACGGACCCGCCTCGCCCGCACCCGTAGCATTTCCATCTGTTCTCTTCGGGATATAGGGTGAAGCTGGGTCCGTCCTCTTTGTGAAACGGGCACAGACCGGTAGGCCGACCCCCCGCCGAAAGTTGCGTAACTTTCCCGGCCAAATCAACGATCTGTGCCCGCTCGCGTATAGTCTCTACAAAGTCTTTGACATCCATACCGCGCCAATGGAATGAGATTTTGTGACTAGATCTCGTTGTTATCTGGCTTGTACGTGGGCAACTGCTTCAGGCGCTCGACTTCTCTCTCCGAAAGCATGCAGCAGCATCCGTCGTTCGGTAGCCACTCCCTAGCATGATCTATCACCTCTTGAGCGATGTGCTGCCAGAACGCCTGTACCTCCGCACCCATGAGCTGATAGAACGTCAGGGCCCCCGCCTGGCCATGTTGTCTGGCCAGCTTCTCGGCAAGGTTCTGTACGTGTGGAGTGCCTTCGTATAGAGCCTGCGCGAGTTCGTCCACGGTCAGCTTGTCCTCGGGCGCTTTGTCGAAACATCCGGGATCGCTTTGCTTCATGTAATGCACCTCCTCTCGCAATCTCCCACTGAGCGCTGGCTGCTCTCGGTTGCTTCCCCGGTAGGTGCCGGCGGCCCGTTCCGCCGCCTAGGCTAATACGCCGTTCAGCGACGTAGGCTCCTGAGCCGCCGGCGTCGTTTCCTCAGAGAGCCCTACTCCTCCGAGCCTTCACCCGGCTCAGGTGTCCCTTCGCCCTCGGGCTTCTCGTCCCCGGACTCCTCCGGTGCGCCTGCCTGTTCCTCCACGCGATCACCTCCTTCCTCCCAAACGGGCCGCGGGCCGGACATCAGTCTCGCGTGCTAACCGCATCGGCCACTTCCTTTACCGCGCCCGCCAACACCTCGATAGCACCCATACTCGTACCCGCATCCGCTAGGCCCAGTTCGCGGATAGCACTTGCCAGCGAACGGATCGCGCTTGCTATCGCATACAATCCATCAACGACATTGGCGTCTTCGCCGTTGGCGTCTTGACAATTGGGTGAGACGAAGACACGATCCAGCGTCTCTGCCAGTTCCTTCGTCATTCGCAGCCCATCCTCTCGTAAATTACTCCCGGTGGATCCGCGCTGTCGAGTTCGCGATTTCCCGGATGTAGGTATTGGCCACGCAATTGATCGCCACCAGCCGCTGAACCATCTGGTCAGCCCTCGCGAGGATTTCACCCATTGGACCCTGGCAACTGAACCCTGGCTCCTCAACGGCTGGCACTGGCCCAACCTCCATAGGTGGCATCCCGAGCACACCACTGAGCGCTACCGAAGCGTGCAAAACGCTTTCTTGGTTCCCAAGCGTCCCCTCGATAGCCTTATCCAACCGCTCAAGGATAGACCGCATCTCCTCGGTGAATGTCTCCGCCGGCCGCTCCGCAATTCCCGGTTTCCTTGTCTCCTGCACAATATCACCTCCTTTCTGTTTCAGCTTTAGTTCCCTCACCTGCCCTCAAAGTCACTTGCCCGGCTCAGACTTCCTCATCGAAGCTGATCTCCTTGCAAAGGCAAAACTTCATTACAACGGTGCCGCGCCTGATAGGGCAACCTACCGGGGGACTTGGGTCGGTCAGTCCGTACCGGCACCTTATCGTCCTCACGCGGCAGGTATCCTGATGAACGCTCCTCAAGGGACAGTGCTCGTACTCGTGAGCTTCCACGCCCTCGCCCGGTACGTCAATCTCTATACGTACGATTTCACCTTTTGCCATCCTGACTCAGCCCCTCCCCTCAAGCACTCCCACGACGAACAGGATGGCGAGGATACCTGCCCCGCAAAGGATTTCCCGCCCGTCCTCCGCCCACCAGCGCCGGAGCGCCGCAAAGTCAATACACAACCGCATCTCCATCATGGCCATCTCCTCTTCGGTTTGTTCAAACGGTCCGCTACCACTTCGGCTGCTGCCATGGTTGCGAATACCAGGCACGCGTCACTCCAAAGAATATCGCCAATAACGTCCAGGTACTTGGTGCCGACCTGGTGCAATCCGTCTTCTCTGACCTCATAGGCTACAAGCTCGGCGGCTTTGGCCACAAAGGCGCCCTTAGTCGGAAGTACACTTTCACACGCCGGGCAGATAGCGTCCATATAGACCACAACGTACACGTCTTGGTGCCACTCATACGGAACGTTCAGTCTCATTTCGCCATGCCTTCTCTCACCACGGCCTGCCGCCGCCGGGCAGGTCCTTCTCGTGCCAGCGAACGATCACTATGACAATCGCCAGCACGAGGATCGCCCCTATTAGCCACAGCATCAGGCTCACCTCCTTGCCGCTCTGCCATCCTCTGCAGCCAGCAGATGATGAAGTCCCTAGTCGCCGGCGACATCGCTCTCTTCTCCACTCCCATCGGCGTCTATCGGCGGTTCGGCTTCGAGGCCCAGTACCCCCTGCCAGCCGATCTCCGTCCATGTCCACCGTTCCCCTGGGATCTGAACTGTCGCCCCGATCGGCACCATGACCGGGGTCTCGCACTCCTCGTTGGCGCAATACGCGGTCCCGAATGGGTCCCCAACCTCCGCCTTCTCAGAATCCTCGGCTAGGCGGAGTTCCGACCCGCAGGCCACGCAAACGACGAAAACAGCGCCGTCTTCGGACGCCGGCTCGGCCGCCTGCTCGACAGTCTCTTCCTCCGCCGCGCCTTCAGCCGAGCCGGAAGTCTCCTCGATCTCGAGATACCACTGCATCCCTACCGGAGTCGCTCCGGCGCAATACTCCCCCGACGGGAGCGCCTGCTTGTGCTCCCCGCGCAGAAGAATCTCAGCCGCAAGGTACATCGCGGTCGTGCCCGGCAGCGAGCGCAGGGCGTCCAGCTTCTCCGTCAACTTGCCGAATCCCTTGAGCAGCTCCACGTCGAGCGGCAGGTCGAGCCGGGCGATCGCCGCCTTGACGACGTCCTTGTTCGCCGCTCGAATCGCCTCCCAGCATACCACCGCCTCCAGGCGGTCGAACCTCTGGTGCGCGTCCAGGCCCTCGATGCACCGGCTCAGGAGCTGGTCCAGTTCTTGCTTCCGAGCGGCGTTCTTGGCCTTGATCGTGGCCTTCCGTAGCTTCCGATAGCAGTGCATGTTGACGCAAACCGAGAAAGGCTCGCCGCCCTTTTGATGTGAACCCAACCGCCGGTGTTCGCAATCCTCGCGGCAGCCGTCCGGGACATGGCCCTCGCGCAGCGTTTCGTAGTTCTCGCTTCTGAGCTTGGACAGGTCGACCACCTCCACTCCCTCACCCGTCGCCTTCGCGATCAGTGCCTCGACGCGCTTCCGGTGAGCCTGCTCGGCAACGGCCAGCTTAGCCTTGTAACACTCAGGCTTGAGGCACCAGTCGCCCTTTCTGTAGCAATCACATTTGCCCTGACACGTCTTCTCGACGAACGGCGCGTCATACGTCCGCATCTGGACGCAGAGGTTCTCTCCGAGCATGCAGGCCACAGAGTAGTCCATCTGTTCCAGTTGCTTCGACGTCAATTGGCGGTGGTCCGCTGCGGCGGACGCCAACACCGACGCCGCCGCCGGGTTGATCTCCGCGTACGGCACCAGCGCGCGCCCGTGGCTGCCGGAGATCTCGCCAGTGCTTACCCGTTCCTTGACGTCCTCCGGCAGTTTCAGCAGCCGGATGCTGTTCGCAATCGTCGGCTGTGCTCGCCCAACCTTCGCCCCGATCTCCGACTGGCTGTACCCCAGGGCGATCAACGCCTGGTAGCCCGTCGCTTCCTCGACCACATCCAGGTCCTGCCGCTGCAAGTTCTCGATGAGCCTTAGCTCGCTAGACTTCCTGTCGTCGCATTCCTTCACGATTGCCGGCACCGAGGTCAACCCGGCGATCACCGCGGCCCGTAGCCGCCGCTCTCCGACGATAAGGTGGTAGCGGTATAGACCCCCGCCTTTCAAGTCAAAGCTGTGCTTCTCTGCGAATACCTCGTGAGTCTCCCAGGCGGGCTGTAGAGCCTTCTCCCTCTTGTAGGTGATGTTCGGGACCTCAGCGCCCCCAGGAGCGTCCACCACGTATTCCTGACCGTCGGATTGAAACCGGTCGCCAGCCGACAACCTCACCGGCCTTACAACGATCGGCTCGATCACCCCGTGCGCCCGGATGCTCTCCGCCAGTTCCAGCAGCTTCTCCTCGTCGAAATGCTTCCTGGGATTGTCCCCGCTAACTACGATCTTCCCGATCGGAATCTCCGCGTAGCTGGCTGCTGACTGCTGGCTGCTGTCTGCTGGCTGCTGACTACTCTCTGCTGTCCGCTGAGCGCTGTCCGCTGACTGCTTCCCTGCTTTCTTCCTTCCCATCTGCTTCCATCCCCTTTCCTTGTCTTAGCGTGGTCCCAATCTCCGGACACTGCATACAGAGCTTCACATCGAGCCCCGCGATCGCCGCCGCTCGCCCGATCGTTTCCCTCCGGACCAGCGTACCTGGCCCGGCTTTGTTGCCGGGGAGTGTAAAGCTCACCTGCAGGATGCTGTCTCCCACCGGAGCCGCTGCGGATAACTTCGTCCCGAGGAATATCCGATCCCCATCGGAACCGCTCGCCCTCACGCATATCGGGACGTACTTTCCTTGCAGCGGAGCCAGTATCCTGAGAAGCTGGGGCCGCTTCTCCTCGTCCTCGATCTCGAAGTCGAGAACGCATTCCTGCGCCCCCGCCAGAAAATACAGCATCTTGCACTCGATTTGTATCTCCACTTCCATTCCCTTTCCTCGTCTTGTCAGGCTAGTTTTTCTATCTTGCGAAGATCACATACCATCAACAGGCCGACCAACTTGTCCGCCTTGTCCGTTATCTGCACCGGCTCTCTCTCGCCCGTGATCCATAGTGGCAGTTCGTCAAATCGCTCGAATACCTGCGCGTAGTATTGGCCTACGTACGCGAGAATGCCAGGCGCAGACAGCCGTAGGTATTGCTTATGGACCCTGCTGCGCGTTTCCGCCTGAACACCTTTCCGGTTCTTGTTCCGCTCCCAGACCCGGCGAACCATATCGTGTGCGTCCTGGTGCTCGCCGACGATCTCAACGTGCCACTCAACCAGTCGCTTGTAATCCGCCTCAGGCAACTGGAGCAGTAGAGCCTTGTCCACGCAAACTAGTCTCTCCGCTGCGTACCACAAACAGTCACCGGCTTCCATTATCTGCTTCAGATGCGTGAAATTAATCACGGCTCCCGTGCTCCTTTCCCCGGCTCCAAGGTGATCACGATCTGCCGCGTCGCCTCGTCATAGTGCGCCGGGTACTTCCTCGTGCCGTGGCCGTGATCCACGCCGCACCATCTCAGAAACCCCAGCGCGCCCAACTCCAAACCCGTCTTTCCTACTTCGTGGAGCCGCCGGCTGAGCTTGGGCTTTTCGTCGTCCCGAACTAATTTCAGCACGAGCTTCGGCGGATTGGCGTCCGTGTCTGCGTACATGGTCACTCGCCGCAGGCTCGGTAGCGCCCTCACAATCGCCGCGTTCAAGCGTATCTTGCCGGCCTTCGTGATGCTGGCAACCGGCTTCCGAGTATAACGCCGCTGCTCGCACTCTCCCTGGTACATCCTCAACGCCATTTCGCCGCCTCCATGCCCTACGTAGCTTCCGAGCGAAGTAGGGTCTTATCCGTCCTACCCCTCCTCCTCGATCTCCCGCACCCGCTCCGCCAGCCGGCAGATCAGTATCTCTTACTAGCCACTAGGGATACCGGCCAACTTCATGTATTTCCTCACCATGTACTTGGAGACACCCAACTCACGTGCCATATCCAGAATCCTCAAACCTATCATCCGCCGGTTTTTGACAAAACTTATAAATTCACCTGTGGATAGGGGCATGCGGCGCTTTTTGTCATAAGCCAGCCCACCCAAGCGACAGAACTTGGTCGCTGTCTTGACGCTCACATCTGCAGCGTGGGCAATGGCTACCAGCGATGCGCCATCCGCCACCAGCGGTTCAGCGATCCTCGTGAACTCGGCGAGTCGTCGGTTCATCAGTCTACGCAAGGCTCTACGGCGGGTCGCCTCTCGGCGTTTGGCCTCCTCTGCCCGGAGGCGTACAACTTCGGTTAGGGATAGCTTGAGCCGTGGTGCGTTCGGTCCGTACCTGCTCCGGCCCTTGCGGTCACGGTCCCGCATGTTCTCGCCAGCCGTCGCTAACCTCAAATGAAGTGGATTACAGCAGGGCGGATTGTCGCAGGAATGTATAACAAAGAGATCGTCAGCAATCGGACCCACGGCAAGGCGGTATGCTACCCTGTGGGCATATTCGCTCTTGGCAAGCCACCGCGCACGACCATAACCGCTGGGAGAGCACCTACCGAGCCAGGGCCAACATTCGTCCGCACCCCTCTTCTCCACCCGTAGCCAGAAGTCAGCATCAAAACTGGCACTTTTACGGATGGCGCTTTCCAGGGAGTTGTGGTTTACTGGTGTTGTCTGCACGGATGCTACCTCGCTTCACCTAACTAGGTGGCGGTTTCGTCCTGATCTATAGCGTCAAGGAACCGCTTGTATTCCGCTTCGCTGATCTCGATGCGGCCCTGTTCGATGTCGACAAGGGTCGGGCGGAAGATACCACGCCGCCTGACGACTTGTTCCTGGGTCAGCCGTCGCCTCGACCGTTCGGCACGAATGTCAGATCCGTATTCATTCACAGCAGGATCACCTCTCCTGGTGTCAGCACCGTCTGACACCAGGAGAGTATAGCACACCCTTTTCCCGGTGTCAACACCTTTTTACAAGTTTTTTTCCAGCTTGTTAAGGGAAGAGCATTCTAATGGCGTATACTGTAAGCAGTACGTGAGATTTACAATGCCGAAAGTTAATCCAAGATGGGGTGAGTGTATCCGCAACCTGCTCCAGAGGCATAACCTCTCCTACAGGGATGCCGTCAGAAAAGGGACAAGGCTGTTTTCCCACACTTCGCTGATGGACTGGGCCAAAGACGACATCGTGCCCGTATATGTGGACCAGTTGCCGAAGTTTTTGGAGCTGATTTCTTCCAGACAGGAAGCGGCCGAATGTTTGCAAGCAGCAGGGATTCCTCTCCCAGCAGAATGGCCGAGACAAGAAGGCGATCATCCCGATCCCATGCTCGTCCGGGAGCAAATGGCTGAGTATCTCGTGCAGACCCAGCGCCTCACGCCGGAGGAAGCCGAGAAGGTCCTTTCCGAACTTCAAGAGGCACCGACTGCCAATGCGGAAGACCTCCGCGAGAGAAAATCCGCCTAGCCTACGGGCTGACCCGATTCAGGATTGAAACAGGAGGACAAGGTTGAAAAAAGCACTTTACACCACCGCTTCGTTTTTGTGCTTCTGTCTGCTCGTTGGCCTATTCATTTGGCCGGGATACACGTCTGATCTAAGTTCTGATTCGAGAGCCATCTTCCGTGAACCACTTTGTGGCCTCAAAGGTGTCTACGTATTAGTAGAAAATCTGCCAGATGATGCGAAGGAGTTTACTACCAGAGAGGAAATTGCGACATGGGTAGAACTTCGGTTGCGCACCACAGGAATTCCCGTCTTAACCCTAGAGGAACATTGGAATGTGATCGGTTGGCCTACCTTATATGTATCTATGAACGCTAGGAAACATGATGGTAATCGGTTTACTTGTAATATCAACCTAGAATTGAACGAACAAGTTAGATTAACCCGCCCGCCTTACAAAACAGTCACTGGTACAACATGGGCTGATGGTGCATTGGGTGGTGGCTCAGCACTCGGTTCACGTGAACATGTAAAAGACCTTATTCTTGAATTGGTTGACAACTTTGCCAACGATTACTTGGCAGTTAATCCAAAGAAATAGGCTTACTTAGGAGCTCACACCATGCGACACCGCACCAAGTTTCTCATCCCCATCCTGGCCGTCGTCCTCCTGGCCGGCTCCGCCTGGCTCATCCTTGCTCGCCACACTCAACACTCAACACTCAACGCTCCCCAGGCTGTCACCGTCTACATCACCGATACCGGCGAGTGCTACCACCGCGCCTCGTGCAGCTCGCTCCAGTACAGCAAGCATCCCATATCTCTCAAAGACGCCCGAGAGCAGTACCGCCCGTGCTCCCGCTGCCGTCCACCGGAATGAGGCCCTGAAATGCCCGGGAAATTGACAAATTGGTCAATACGTCCAATCACACGACCCGGCAGCCCACGCCGCCCCTGCCATCGGCGCAGGCCGCCCCAATGAAAGTCACCGCTTATCTCCGATGCAGCACCGACCAGCAGGACGATTCCCTGGATACCCAACTCTCGCTCATTAAGCAGGAATGCACCGCTCAGAACTACCAGCTCGTCGGCGATTACCGCGATTTCGGCGTCTCCGCCGCCATCCCCGTCGAGAAGCGGCCCGCTGGGTCGGAGCTCCTCCGCGCCGTCAGTGCCAAAGATCGCCCATTCGATGGCCTTATCGTCCTGCGCATGGACCGCCTCTTCCGTGATCCCCAGGATGAGTACTCCGGTATCGCCTTCCTCGCAAAGCATAATTGCCAGCTTATCTCCATCAAGGACCCGATTGATCTCTCCACGCCCAGCGGCGAGTTGCTCCATGGCCTTATGATGCACGTCCGCAAGTTTGAACGCAGGCTCACCGGCCAGCGAATCTACGAGCACCACCTCGCCCAGTTCCTCGCCGGCAGGTGGCCCGGAGGTAATCTCCCGCTCGGAATGCAATACGACCCTGCCACGAAGGCCTTCAATATCACCGACCGAGCCGACGACGTCCGGATGCTGTTCGATGCCTATGTCCGTTCGGGCGGAAATGCTACCGGAGTCGCCTATGAGCTTAACCGCCAGGGCGTTCCGAGTCCCAAGGGCAGCCTGTGGATCCCCTGCACCGTCCTCCGTCTCCTCAAGAGCCCCTTCTACCGCCGCCAGCTCTTCTGGGCCGGCCGCACCATTGATGCCCCCGACCTCGTGCCCGAAGTCGTCCCTCTGGAACTCGTAAACCAGGCTGCCGCCCTCCTGGAGCACCGCCAGTATTCTCCGCGCCGGCCACAAACCCTTCTCGCCTACGGAGGCTTGCTTTCTTGCTCGCTCTGCGGGTCCTTGCTTGTTCCAGTCAGGGGAAACAGCGACGGGGTGAGATTTCTCCAATGGGTGTGCAAAATGAAGCGACTCTATGGCGCCTGCGATAGCCACCATGTGAGCGACCGCTATGTGGACGCTATGGCCGCCCGCGCAGCCCAAAACTTCTTTAGTCAAACGAAAGCCCAGGTCGCACAGGGCATCCTACCGCCCGCACCGATGCGTCCTCCGCGTGCGAGAGATCTGTCCGCCATGCGCGATCGCGCGGTTCACCTCTATGTCCAGGGCCACATCACCGAGGCTGAGTTCCTGAACCTCATCGCCGAGCTTGACGCCAAAGCGGATCCGGTGCCGCCGCCGTCTCCGCGGATTTCTATGAAGCAGGTGCTCGCCATAGCCGACCGCGTAGAAGAGAACTGGCAGGCCTCGCCAATAGAAGAAAAACGGGGTCTCCTGGTGCAGATCGGCGCCGAGATCACCATTAACACAACCGGCGTCCGCCCCCTCTGGATGGTCCTGGAAACCCCGCTCTTAGCCGAGCCGATAAAGATATCCTGCCACCCGCGCAACCGCTGGGGCATAGACTGGCTCTGA